TTACACCATTTTGCGTTGAAAACGCCCAAATGGCAACGTTACCTTCACTCATTTACGCCCACAAAGTGGGCGTTTTGAATGAGAAAAGGTGTAAAATGGGACAAACCGCCACAGGCGGTTTGCCTTTTAATTCATTTATCGGTAACGTTGCCCTTAAATATCTATTGAGACGCCCTTCGTGTCGAAAGGGCGTCCCATTATACACCTTTTCTCATTCAAAACGCCCACTTTGTGGGCGTAAATGAGTGAAAGGTAACGTTGCCTTTGCGCATTTTCAATGCGAAAAGGTGTAAATCTTCAGGGTGTAAGGGGAGGGGGTCTAAGGGTGTCCATTGCTCACTTCGTGAGCGAACCGGTGGTTCCCCCTAGTTTCGCCAAGTTTTTGCGGCAGTTTGTCCCATTTTAAATATGAATTGGTGTATATGTGGAGTTGGGTAATCACAAATATTATAATTTCGTTGACTATTATTTTAGTCCTTCATTCTTTATTCCAATCTTTCAAAGAAACATATACGGTGAAAAAAACAAAAGATTTAGTCGGAGTACACACGCAAAAATACAAGACTATGTTGAAGGATCTCCAAGATCAGTATGATAAACAACAATCGGAACTAGTTTTTACCACTCCACCTCCGACACCACCTCCCCCTCCGATCATAAACGAGCTCGATGACGATCTCAATCAGTTCATTGTTTCGGAATTGATTGGACAATAAAACAACATAAACGCAATTTAATTATATATGGTATATACCATAAATGAATATCGACGTCGATACGAAACAAGTGATGTCTCGGTTCCCCACTTTCGAACTTTCTTATGAAACGGTCGGTCATAAGAAAGTTTCCAGCACATACGATATTTGTTTTGCCATTGCACAGGGCAGAAAATACTTCGCTTGGTTCACGTTTTACGAGGAACACGATATTTGTCTCTTACTCGACGTGACGCGTGAAAAAAAGATCGGGAATGTTTCTCAATTAAAAACCACGTTCAATCGGGGATTGTCTCTAGGAACGCTCGTCTATGGTACTCTCATAGAGGACCCAGAAACAACTCGCTCCGTTTTTCTTATCGAGGATATGGTATATTTTAAAGGAATTCCACTGAGTAAAGTCCCGTTTGGCGATAAACTCGGGTTCATTTACGAGATGTTGTCCGAAAATATGACCGCGACGGGTAAAGGCGATACGATATTTGCTCTCCCTGTCGCGTGGAAGATGTCGGTCGATGAGGATATCATTCCGTCGGCGTCTATCCCATATACGATACATCACGTTCAATACCGATCCTTACGAGATATCGTGCCATTTGTCAATCGCGTCGCGACAAATCTGGCCATTGTGGAAAAACCGATATCGATCATGCCAATTTGCGACGTGCGTTTTGACTACACAAGCCCGCAGTATAAATTCCCGACGATTTTCAAAGTAAAGGCGAACGTACAATTTGACGTGTATCATTTGTATGCGTTTGGTAAAAATTCGGCGCTCGTATATGTGGGTGTCGCATATATTCCGAATTACAAAACCAGTGTGTATATGAACGGTCTATTTCGGAATATTAAGGAGAACCAGAATTTAGACGCGATTGAAGAGAGTGATGACGAGGAGGATTTTCAGAATTGTCGCGAAGACAAATACGTCGATTTAGGAAAAACGTTGTGTATCGAATGTGTTTTTCATCCGAAATTTAGGAAATGGGTACCGGTGAAAACCGTGGATCCGCGTAACAGTCGGATCGTTCATGTCCGGGCCTTATGACAGTGCCTTGTTATATCCGGGTAATGTATATGACCGCGTTGGGAGAAAATGATATGATTTTAGGCAAAGTTCCGCTTTCGAATACCAATTTTGTTGATGTTGCTCCCTTTTCGTTTGAAACGGATAAAACGGGCGCTTTAGGTCATGCTCCCGAATATACTGCCCGCGGAGGTCGTCGCCGACGGCAACGCCGAACCCGTTCGAAACGGGCGTTGAAAAAAAGAAAGCGATGTTCCATTTGTAAAGGATGGCTATAAAATATTTCCATATGATATAGATGGCAAAACGTTTTGGAAAGCTTAATTTGTGGGTAGTATTGATCTTGGTTTTTGTATTGGGTCTCATTGGATACAGCTTCTGGAACCGTGAGGGGTTTGTAGATACCGCGAAGAAGCCTGCTCCCAAGGCTCCCCCTGCCCCTGCCCCCAAGGCTGCCCCCAAGGCTGCCCCGCAAACACTTGATAAACCGGTGACAGCCTCGGGAAATAAAGCTAGTGATGCGACGAAGTTTCACCAATCATAGGCAGTTACAAAATGATTATCATTAACGACTAGAAATCAAACAAATTCTCTCTTCCTCTTTTGTTCCAATTTTCGGCTCATACACGATTTTCCATTTCTCCAACTCCTTCATACCCGTATATTTCAAATTGTCCGTCATCAAAATCCGATAATTTGACTTTTTATAATAGGCCCGGCGTTTTTTCCATTGATTTTGGAATACTTCGTGCCGATCGACAATGTCCACCACGATAGGATTATCGTGGCGAACACGCAAAATTCGACCGACTGACTGGATAATATCCGTCTTTGGACTAGCCATCACCAATACCGACAACGTTTTTATATCGAGAGCTTCCGCTGCCATTGCATACGTCGCCAACACAATCTGTTTGCTCTCCGTTGCCTGTAAATCCTTCTGTTTCATTCCGCCCACATAAAATCCGACAGTGGTGTTCGGCATGCGGTGTTGAATTGCCGAATATAAATAATTCAACAACGATCGATTATGACACAACACCATAATTTGTCGGTCAGGCGCATCGAACAAGTCCTGGAGAACACGCACAATGAAATCGCTCCGGGGGCCAAACTCCGAGATTTTCGAAATCATCGTGCTGAACTGCGTATTTCCGCGGAAATCATAGACTACCTCATTAAAATTATCGTCGGACGATACATATTCAATCGCCCTCACGCACACCGCGTCCTCGTCTTTGCGCACCTCGGAATAAATTTTTTCCCCGATGAACATGTAAAGCACCTTGGTCAGTTTGTCTTTTCGTTCGACCGTGGCTGATATTCCCAGCATATATGGGGTAATGGCCTTCAACAGAGTTCTCGAAAACTGCTCGCTACCTATCCGGTGGACTTCGTCGACGATGGTGAGACCGAATTTAGAAAACGTTCCCGCGGGGAATTCCTTGTCGTAGAGCGTCTGTATCATTCCAATGACGATATCTTTTCCTTCGACGTCAAATATCGTGCCCTGGATTTTTCCCACGGTTGCCCCGGGCAAGAATTCCGCGATACGTTCGATCCACTGGTTCATCAGGAATTCCTTGTGGACGATAATGAGCGTTTTTTTCTTGAGAAGGGCGATGATTTTAAGCGCCATCACCGTTTTTCCGCGCCCGCAAGGTACTTCTAAAATTCCACCCGTTCCTCCCACAGGATATTCCGCTACATAATTCATATACACGTCGATAATCTTGTCTTGGTAGTCGCGCAGGGGTTTGGCAAATTCGACGAATATATCTTCGCCGTCTTCCAGTTCCGTCGCGTCGGGTAGACCATATCGTTCTATGCCGTAAAATCTAGGGATGTACATTTTGTTGGCGTTCTCGCGATATACAGGGAAGGCGGATTCGGGAGGGGCGCCGACGACGCTGAATGTCATGGGTTTTACGAAGAGGTCTTCTTTCAAAAAGTTGATTTCGGCAGTCGTCAATGCGGATTTAGGTATGGTATATCCTTTTGCGCCGATGTAGGCGGCCTGTCGGATTTTTTCGTAATCTTCTTTTATCGTTTTCGTTTTCATAGTGAATTGTCGTATGAAAACAATATTTTTTAGAAATATTTTGATCAATTTTGTAGCACGGTTACTAAATACTCCTGCGTATATACACCGGACGGTTTTGTGGAATGATTTCAATATATTCTATGGGTTCTAAGAAATCCGGTTCTCGCAATCGATAATCGACGTAAAGTGGTGGGTAAAACCAATACCACAATCCACCCGAACCTCCTCCTCCCGTCGACCCATGACCGTAGCCGTAGCCACGACCGTATCCATGACCGTAGCCATGACCATGACCGTATCCATGACCGTATCCATGACCGTGACCGTATCCATGACCGTGACCACGTCCTTGAAATGTTTCAACGAGATCTGAATTGTATATAACACTGAATGTTAGGGCGACCCCAAGAATAAAAATCAACATTATATATTTTACAAGTTGACTATTTTTCATTTACATAACCCTAGAAAATATATCGACATATAGAAAGGTGGGGGGAATAAAATGTATCGCATATTAAAATCAAAAACGAAAAAAAATAGAGGAGGACGAAGAAAACGCGCTGCGAACATAATTACACACCGAATTCGGAACCACGTACACAACTCGACCGAAATAAATAAAATAAATTGTAATCCGGCATCAAACCGAGCGGCCAAGGATACATGTTTTGCCGGGGATACGCTCGAAAAAATAAAGGAAGAATACAATCTCGATCATCAAGCCGATCCTGTATTGGAAAAAGACCCGGAAAAACTATGGCAAGAACTGAACCGGCGATTTTCTGGAAAGTGCGCCAAAGAAGATTGTTGGTTAAAACAAATAAAAAGCCAAGAATTGCGAGATCGTTTGGCAAAGCTGTCGTTCGCTCCAAAACAGCCGAGAGAATGGAAAAAAAACAAAAACGAATGGTTAAGCAATTTCGACATTGCTGATGTGATGAAACAATACGAAGACGCTCATCCCGGGTTCCATTTTATTGGTCCAACCCCGATCGATTTTGACAGTCGTCCGAACGGCGATAGCAAATGTGTATGGCAAGAATTGTGCGCCGTTTCAATCTCTACTTATGTGGAAAAGAAAATCACAAAACTCGGTATTGTGTTTAATTTAGACAAACACGACGAAAGTGGGTCGCACTGGGTTTCCATGTATGTCGACATGGATCGTGATCATCCGTTCATTTTCTATTTCGACAGTGCTGGAGGAAGAATTCCGAGAGAAATCTCGGCGCTCGTAAAAAAAATCACGAAACAGGGCCAAGAGATTGGACTGAAATTTCGGTATTTTAAAAACAGCCGAAAACAACACCAGCGCGGTAATACCGAATGCGGGATGTATTCCATATTTTTTATTGTGACCATGTTGACGGAAAAATTGGGCGGGGGGGTAGACGACGAAGACGCCGAAATTTCGTTGGAAGATCGATCGGATTTGTTTTTACACGGAAATATTCCAGACGAATATATACAACATTATAGAGACCTCTATTATAATCGATCTTAATTTTTGTCTACTTCTACTATAGAGTAGACAAAAATGACGAAAAAAACAACAAAAAAGAATATGACGAAAAAAAGACGTAAGCAACGCGGTGGAAAATCGTTGAAACTAACAATTCGTCAATATCCGGAACAGGGAAGTGAAAAAAATAGAATTTTTCCTCCCGCAAATTATGCCGCCGATATAGAAGTGTATGGTAAAAATGTATTGGTCGATCTGAACGATGAAGATGAAGTGCGCGTGCGCGACAAAAACGATCCTGACAAATACCGGCGTGGAACAATTACAAAAAAAGAGATGGGTACGGACGGTCTTCCCATCTACAATGTCGAATATGTTCCGGAAAAAAATCTCACGATTGATCAGTTTAAATCTTCATATTCATCTCCTGATGACGTAACGTCGACCGACGGCAGAAAAGGAAAAATTACGAAGAGAAAAACCGCGTCAGACGGTATTACGAAATATGAAGTCGTTTATAGTGAACCGAATGTTGTACGCGGACGAATGATCGCGCTCTCGGAAAAAAACCGGTCGAAAGAATGGATGGAGAATATGAAAATGGGCCTGTTTGACGCCGAAAATACGTTGTCGCGCTTAACGTCGTTTGACGAAGAAAATGTGCCGAGAAAGATTATGACCCAAATTATCGATATGGATTTTTCTGCGCCGCCATACGTTCGGTCAAATTTCGGCCCTCCAAAATCAACTGGCGGACCTACCTCAAACCGTTCAATAAATGTTTCTCAAATGATGTCGAGATCTAAGCGACAGGCATCAGACGCAGTCGCAACAACAGTAACGACAATCTTACCGTTTGACAAGAAAGAGACATTTAAGAAATTCAGAGATATTGTGGCGAACGCAAAAGTGGGTATTACATATCAAATTAAACAAAAATTTGGAATAGACGGACCACCGGAACCTGCTGCAGGAGGCGAAAGCGTAGACAAAGGCGATTGGCAACAATGTAAAAATTGTAAAGACATAAAAAAATATTTACAAGAAGAGACGGAAACAACGTATTATATGATGAACTTGATCGAAAAAAGTATCATGGATATTTCTGGTTCATCAACATCAACATCAAAACCAATATTTATGATTGAAGAACGAAATAAATCCAAATTGAACGGAAAATGGAATAACGATCAACGATTTCTGGATTTGAACGACGAGTTATTTGGCCAAGAAAAATCGCGTTTGGTCATGGCATTTGGTCCGAGTGCATCTGGTAAATCGACGATTGGCAAAAGTTTTCTGTCGATGTTGAAAAATGTCGATCCAACTTTACCGTCAATGTTTTTTCAAATCGACGGTGGATTTGCCAGAGAAAACTCTGAATTGTATATGTATATTGCTTCTTATTATAATGCGGGACTAAAAATAAAAAATTTATACAATGATCTATTTCAATCCAAACAAATCAAGGAAACCCTGGAAAACTATTTTTACAATCAGCGACTAAAAGGAAAAGACATCAGTCTTTATGTGCCGGAAACATTAAGCTATTGTTCTGAAAGAACTGTTTTAAATACGTACGTACAATCTATTCATCGTTGTAGTTTTGAAAAATATATTAAAACTGCGAATGATAAAAATTGGATCGGTCTACACATTTTTCAATGTGCTAATGATTGTCAATTTTGTAGCAAAAACCAAGATTTTTGTTGTAAAGGTTGTCTTGCTAGTGGAAGAGAAAGAGAAAAAACGGAAGGAAAGAAATATGAGTTAAATATGTGGCAATCGACCTATAAACAAGGAGATATCGAACTCGAAAAAGCGCCGGGTGGTAGATATAAAATACACAACTGTGGCCGACCCGAAGGAAAAAACCTGGTTTTTGATTACACGCCAACACAAAATAAAGATTTTTTAAAAAATACAGCCGAATTTAAAAATCAATTTATTTACGACAATTCGTTGATCACCAAAGATCCGAAGAATACGCCACTTTCTACGCAACAACAAATAATCGATATTTAAGGGCAACGTTACCGATAAATGGTCGCTTTTATTGTCTGCGCAATATATAAGAATGTCTTCCTTTCCATCCATTAACACTATTTTCGCAAGTACATCGACCACCATTCAATATCAATATCCGAAGGCGGTCGTCACGAATATTGATTTCAATACAGATCTAGACAAAATGTATTTAACATCGTCCTATGAATTGCCGGCGGCGATTTCTTTGGTTTCTAACAACAATGCTGCCACATACAACGCCACGAACTTGTATATTTACGGGAAAATCCATAATATCGATGGTATCGACTTCGATGGGGAATTGGTGATACGTCATGTTGGTAACGACCAATCCGTCGTCTATTCTTGTTTTTTACTGAAAAAATCAGCGTTGGCGAGCAATGAGATTGATATGCTGATCAATACACCCGAAACCGTTTCTTTGACGTTGAATGATTTTATAGATGTGGGAAAGGCAATTTATTATACGTCGACCAATAAAGCTACCGTAATTATTCATTCCACACCAATACCAGTAAGCATGGGAACGAATTTCAAAGATCGATTTATCAATAGCACGGACAAGTTCGACAAGTTTTCCAAGAGTTTTGAGATTTGTCCGACGAAGAAATCAACAGCCTCGATCATTGAAGGATTTGAAGCGAAAGACGACAGTGAATGGTTGGAATGTAGTTATGCGCCGATCGACGCTTCGAATATTGCCATGTATTCTATTCCACTGGAGAGTGGATATGTTGACGATAGTGGTCGGTGGGCCATGTTGCAGTCCACGGTAAATTTTTCGATTTCGTTGATATTTTTTATTGCTATTTACTATTTCATTCCGAATTTCTATCAAATGATTGTAATTGACCAGATTTATGTGAATGACGACAAAGAGGTATCGGTCCATCCGGGCAGCGATACGGACGGTAAAAATCGTGTATTTCGCCGATTGGCAACAATCGATGTTTTAGCCATGCTGTCTTTTTTCTTCTACGGAGGATGGTTGCTTATGACGGGGGCAGGAAAAGTGCGCGACGATTACGCTACAGCAATGGGCAGTTTTATTGTGTTGACGGGACTTGCGTCTTTTGTACTGGTCCAAAGTTGGAAGAGCACGGGTTCGTTTCATTATCCGGAGGATCCGACAGTATCTTTGAATTACCCAAAGGATTTTAAATATTTTTCCGGGATTGCGCCAGCCTTCAATTTTAAAGACATTTTCACATTTATTCGAAACCCATATATGAGAACGTTTTTGTCCATGTATAATATCGTATTTGTCTTTAGTTTTTTCATCTTTTTGATTATGATTTATGCAATGTATAAAACAAAAAACGATACAGCATCTACCGCTATTGCGATAGTTAGCTGGTTAATCGTATTTTACATTTCTCCGTTGGCGACGTCGATTGCACAGCGGTTCGGTGCAAAAATTCGGTCATTTGTCTAATCGATTTACATCTTTTCACAGAAAGGCGTAAATTATACGGGGGCAGCAAAATGCGCATTGTCTAATACGGGCTGAAACGTGCTTTCACTCACGATTATCGGGCTACTTTTTCCGACTGGCGCCATGGTTTCGACAATTTGTTCTTCTAAATTATCCTTTGGAACGGGGTTCAAGTGAAGAAGATCCTTATTTTTTTTGGTTTGGGAAGGAATATACTGGATGAGAGCGTTCGATTTTACAATCTTGGTGCTTCTGCGAATGAGTTCATATGCAACGAACAAGAATACAATTCCAAGAATGGGTTGGGTATATAAAAACAGGTACATGGTGAGGAAAAACAATACGAGTAATCCGATCGAGCTATCAATGAAGGGGGCAATATTGTCCGGGGTTTGAACCGGAAAGACTAAATAAATGATAAAGATGAAAAACAAAATCATTTCCAAAATAGAAATATTCTTAATAAACGTTTCCAACTTCATGCTATATATATAGCCGCGATAAAAGAGTGCGTTGGGTTTACTTTATAGTTTTTTTAGTAGTGGTTTTCTTAGGATCAGCTTTCTTCGCAGGAGCTTTCTTAGCAGCAGTAGCAGGAGCAGGAGCAGTAGCAGGAGCAGTAGCAGGAGCAAACCCTTCTGACACTTTCATCATCATCGTTAGACCGGTGTAGATCAAAAAGAATACGACCGCAGGTACCAATGATGCCGTGAGCAAGGATCCGCGTTGAGGAATTCTCAAAAATAAACCCGGAACAAGGATAATAAATAACACCGAGG